ATCGTAACACTGGCGATTGTAACACTGGCGATTGGAACACTGGCGATTGGAACACTGGCAATTGGAACACTGGCAATCGTAACACTGGCGATTGTAACACTGGCGATTGGAACACTGGCAATTGGAACACTGGCAATCGTAACACTGGCGATTGTAACACTGGCGATTGGAACACTGGCGATTGGAACACATGTAATAGATCAACAGGGTTATTTAATACAGAAGAAAGAACAATCACAATTTTCAATAAAGACAGCGGATTAACATGGAATGAAGTCTTAAAAAAAGACTGGTTTCGTGCATTAAATCATGGTTACTTTAAATTGACAGAATGGATATATTACACAGAAGAAGAAAAAGAAAACAGTCCAATCAGACAGGCAATTGGTGGTTATTTGAAAAAATATCCATTTAAAGAAGCGTGTGAAAATTGGTGGAACTCATTGGACGAAACAGATAGAAAACTAATTCAAACAATTCCAAATTTTGACAAATCAATTTTTAAAGAAATAACAGGAATAGAAGTATAAACGACGATACAGAAGAACTTTGACAAAAATTGAGTAAATACTCACGAAAGATAAAAACAACGCTTAGAAGCGTTAAAAAGTGGTACTCCATCTTCATGGTTGAAGTGGAAAAATGTGGAAAAGTAAAAAGAAAGGAGTTGAATCACCTCATAACGTAAAATACAAGCCATGACTTCATAACAATCTATGATTTCAAACAAGAAAGGATGTGAATATCCTCGTTTCTATTTTTTCAACTAAAGATTGTTCTATGAAGATGGGGTATCACCTGGAAAGGAGTAATCATGGAAAAAGAATATGCAGTATACCATGATGATGAATTTATTGGAATAGGCACGACAAAAGAACTTGCTGAATTAATGAATGTTATGCCAAGAACAATTCTATTCTATCGTACAAACGCATATCAAAAGAGGTCAAAAGGTAGAGGATATATTGTAATTGATTTAGGAGAATGTGAATGAAAGACATAAAAATTGAATTATATAACGACCATTTCGAGAACGCTAAAAGGTATCAGATACCAAGAGCGCAATTAATTATTGCTGATATACCATACAATATCGGAATGAATGCTTATGGCAGTCGTTCTGATTGGTATATCGGCGGAGACAACAAAAATGGAGAAAGCGAAAAAGCTGGAAGCACTTTTTTTGACACCGACAAAGATTTCAAAATATATAATTTCTTTCAATTTTGCACAAGATTGTTGAAAAAAGAGCCGAAGGAAACAAAAAAAGCACCTTGCATGATTATATTTTGCTCATGGCAACAGTTAAACGAATTAAGGGAATACGCCGAGCAATTTGGATTTAAACATGCACAACCGCTATTTTTCATAAAGAAGTCGTCAAGTCAAGTTTTGAAAGCTAATATGCGAATTTGCGGAGCAACAGAAGTGGCATTAGTGCTATATCGTGATAAGCTTCCAAAATTTAATAACAAAGGGAAAATGATACTTGACTGGTTTGAATGGGATAGAGGTGGAAATTATCCGAAAATTCATCCAACTCAAAAGCCTGTATCTGTTTTGAAGAATTTAATTGAAATTTATACCGATCCTTATGATGTCGTAATTGACCCAGTCGCTGGGAGTGCTTCTACATTACGTGCTTGTGCTGAATTAAACCGCTCTTGTTATGGTTTTGAGATAAAGAAGGAATTTTACAACAAGGCAAAAAAAGAAATGCTTACTGATGTAAATATGGCACTTGAAATATGACAAACAGAGAACAGGCAATACGCTCGGCGCATTGCTTCAAGGCTTTAAAGGAATTTATGACAAGAGCTGGAGCAGAAAATGCGATAGTTACAGTAGATGGGGAAGATTTACACATTTTGAAAGAGATTAAAAAAGCAATAGTTATGTTAAACGAAAGCGAGGAAAAACAAGATGAAAGAAAAAATAATTGAAATGCTTCATATACAGGAAGCACTTGATAAAAGCTTTATGGAATACATGGGAAGAACTGAACCATTGACGATTGAAGAAGTGCAGAAAGCACTTTATGACGAATGTGGTGAAGTAAATCATGCAATGAAAGCAGAATGGTGCTATTGGAAGAAATCACAGAAACATGTTGACAGAGAAGTAGTTAAAGAAGAGTTGGCAGATGTATACCATTTTGCTCTAAGTTTGCATAGGTTGATATATGGTTTTGAATTTAAATATAAAAAAATTGAATATAGTAAATTCTTGTATAGAGAATGTGATTGGTTTGAAGTTTTAAAAGATATATCTAATGCTGACGGATATGAACTTTATTACACGATTATCTTAACTGAAAAACTAGGCTTCACATTTGATGAAGTGTATGAAGCCTACATGAAGAAAAACAAAGTAAATTATGAACGTATGAAGGAGGGATACTAATGGAAGCGTTGCTTGTGTTGATTGTAATATTTTCATTTTTAGCATTAACAACCGTTGCACAAATTGTGCAAAGAAGAAAATATTACAAGAGTTACGAAATTGACAGAGAAATTTACAGGAGAAATAAAGATGATTGATTATTTTGAAGCATTAAGAGGATTAGTAATTGATGATGATAACGGAACGCTAGGAATCATTGAGGAACTAGAAAAGCAATACAAAGCACTTCAAATTGAAAATGATTTGTTGAAGCGTGAAAACAAGGCGCTTGATGAAGAAAGTGTTTTAAAGTGTAAATTAAATCAGAAGCTAGAAAAAGCATTGGATAAAGCATGTGATTATCTTGAAAGAGTAAATATTCAAGATTGCAAGATTTTTGATGAATATGATGATATTCCTGATATTGCATATTCATTCGATAAAAAACTATGGAAAGAGTGGGCGAAGAAAGATGAATAAATATCAAGAAGCATTAGATGATTTATCATATCCGGATAGTAGTTCTCCCTGTTATGGTTGTAAATGTGGAGAATCTGATTGTGGAGATTGCAATATCAAAAAAGATATTTTAACACTAAAAGAATTAGTCGACAGAGCAACACCGAAAAAACCAAATAAAGAAACAGATTCTGTTTATGGAACAAGTTATTACTGTTCAAATTGTGGAAGTTTTATTACTAGAATCATTAACGAACAAAGAAAAGAAGAAATTTTTAATAAAAACAAAGGATGTAAACATTGCTTGCATGAAATAGATTGGAGTGAAGAAGAATGAAAAAGTTATTATTTTGCGTATGTTGCTTATTGATTTTAAGTGGTTGTAGTGAATTTAATGAAAAATTAAACGATTCGCAGTCTTGGGAAAAGGAAAAAGAATATTGTTCAAATGGAAAAAAGATATGGGTTCTTGAACGTGGTAATGACGAACGTATCAATATAACATCTCAAATTGTTGGTGAATGTGAGTTAGAATAGGATGGTAGATAATGATGTTGAATAAAGAAGAATGTGAAAAAGCTTTAGATATTTTAGAAGAACAACACGATTATTTGCGATTTAATATGCAAAGTAATTATCCGTATACAATTGCACTGATTGAAAAGGTACAAAATTGCTTTAAACAGCTAATAAAAGAACACTTTGAACTTGTTGAAGATTATAAGAAATTAGAAATATCAGATGCGAGCAAGGAAGAATGTACAATTGAACAATATAGGGAAATCAAACAATTAAGAAGTGAATTAAATAAATTCAAAAATCCACAACCATATAAGTTTGAAGATTTAAAAGAAGGAATGTGGGTTTGGGATAATTTAAATAAAGATTGCAGACAAATTGCAAGAGTAAATGAATATGGTGGAATTTATTGGTACGGTTCATTGTCTGAATATGAATCTGATAAATTTGAAGAAAATCGTTTCTATCCAGTAACAAAAGCTATGCAGTATCAAGAGGAATTGCTAAGTAGAAAGGAAGATAATAATGAATAGTGTTAATTTAATCGGCAGATTGACGAAAGAACCAGTTTTGCGAAAAACAGAAAGCGGGATGAGTGTATGTTCATTCACTCTCGCAGTAAATCGCGATGTGAAAAAAGAAGGACAACCAACCGCTGATTTCATAAATTGTCAAGCGTGGAACGTAGTGGCTGATAATATGTGCAAGTATTTATCAAAAGGCTCTCAAATCGGATTAAAAGGCAGAATACAGACGAGAAAATATGATGATAAGAATGATAATACACATTATGTCACGGAAGTGATTGCAGAAAAGGTTGAATTTTTGGAAAGTAAGAAAAAAGAAGATAATCAGATAAAAGGATATGATGAAGAATTTGCACAACAAGAAAAAGAGATGTATCAGTACGCACAGGAACACCCAAATAATCAATACGTACAAGATTACATACAATCTGATGATTTACCATTTTAGGAGGAAAATATGACTAATTTAGAATGGATTAAAAATAATGCTAAAAATTTTAATTTAAATGAAAAAGATGGGCTATGCCTAATTGCATACATATGTAAATACAAACAAGCATGTGGAATTAATAAGACTAGCTGTAATGAGTGCGAGTTTAATAATAATTTAAAGAATAGTCTAAATTGTTTGCTTGAAGAACACAAAGAACCGATTAAACTGAAAAAATGGGAGTATGATTATTTCCAAGTAATGAAAGAAATTGCACCTACACTAGTTAGGGATTTAATAAACACTGATTCTTATTTATTGAAATTAAAAGAAAAAGGATATTTTGAAAACGTTGATTTAAATATGACATTAAAAGAAGTATTAGAAAATTGCGAGGTAGAAGATGAATGAAAAGATGGCAAAAGTAATACTTGATTCAAACATGAAAATGTCGGATAAATCAGAAATCATTGATTACATAAATAAACTCGAAAGACAGATTTTCGGATTGAAAACACAAGTAAGCAATTTGAAGGCAAAAGAAGAAAAATGGTATGGAGGGATTTAAATACTATCTAAGAAAGACAAAAGGCAATATTTCATAAACGAATGCAAACAGAGAAATGTATTGATGAAAATGATAATTGAAATAGATAATTCTCAAGCGTTTGACCCAAAAGAGAGGGAGATGTTAGTTAAGCGAGTAAATGATATTGACAATATGATTATGAGAGTAAATGACCCTATTGTGAGAAACATGATAAATGATAAATTCGTGAAAGGTTATTCAAAGCGTAAGACATCAATAATCAACAATTATACAGAAGGGGGGATATACAGAAAAATATATGCTGAACTGGATAAAATCCTATAAAGTGATACAGTGTATCACTTTTATTTATGTAAGATATAGATGTGCAAGAGGTTGCACGAAATAATTCTTTTATTTTTCATTTTTCTATCAAAACTTTCTTATGTGAATGGGTCGTATAGACCCTCAAAAATGGCAGAGTAGAGCATTGGTAGCTTACCAGTCTTATTAGCTGGAGGTAGGTGGTTCGATTCCGCCCTCTGCAACCATAGAATAATAAATCAACCGCATTTTAGGTTGGTTTTTGTCATATAAAAAGGTAGGTGGTTCAATAGCTAGAACAGGTAGACCCAAAATACAGATAAACAAGGAAGAATTTGAGAAATTATGTCAATTGCAATGTACAGAGGTAGACATAGCTAACTTTTATAATTGTTCGGTAGACACTGTAAATAACTGGTGTAAGAAAACGTATGGTATGACTTTTTCGGACGCTTATAAAATAAAGTCTGCGAGCGGAAGAATTAGCTTGAGAAGATGGCAATTTGCAAGGGCAGAAGCTGGAAGCGACAGGATGCTGATTTGGCTAGGCAAGCAACATTTAGGGCAGACGGAGAAGGTAGAAGCAACAAATACGCACGAGGTAGAGGATTTGAGTGCTTTAGCTGATTTGTTGAAATGATAAAGCGACAAACAATCCCATGGGGAGCATTCAGTGAAAAGCATAAACAGTATATTAAGAATGCACCTAATTATAGACATCTCGTAGCAGAAGGGGCAGTACGAAGTGGAAAGACAATTGATCATTGTATAATATCCGCTATGTACCTTGAAAAATGCCCTGATAAATTCCATCTAGCGAGCGGTTCATCAATGCCGAATGCGAAACTGAACATAGGAGAGTGTAATGGTTTTGGTTTAGAACATTTGTTCCGTGGAAGATGCAGATGGGGAAAGTACAGAAGTAATGAAGCCTTGTTTATCCAAACGCAGACAGGAGAAAAAATAGTTATTTTCACTGGCGGTGGGAAAGCAGACAGTTATAAATCAATTTTAGGGAACTCATACGGACTATGGATAGGCACGGAAATAAACGAACATTACGATTGTGAAGATAGTCGTACATCGTTCATAAAAGTAGCAATGGCTAGACAAATTGCTTCAAAACAACCATTGACGTTATGGGACTTGAACCCAAGTGACCCAAACTCTGATATTTATACATCATACATAGACAGATTTCTAGAATTTGACTGGTATAAATATGAGCATTTCAACATTTATGACAATGCTACAATGACATCGGAAAGAATTGCAGAAATCGAAAGCAAGTACGATAAATCATCGATTTGGTACAGAAGAGATATTATAGGAGAAAGAGCGATTGCAGAAGGGTTATTATTTAGATATTTTGCAGATAATCCCGAGCCTTATTTATCTGATGAAAAAGAGTTGAAAGAAAATCGATATGACCATTTAATTATGGGCATTGACTTCGGAGACAGTGGAAGTAAGTACTCATTCCACTTAACTGGATTTATGAACAACTGGGCAGATTTAAGAGTGCTGGATGAATACGACATACCTAAAAGCAATGGAATAGATGCAAAACTCTTGTGTGATGAGTTCATTAAGTTCTATAAGCGATGTTTGAATGTATGGGGATATGTAGAGTGGATATTCTGCGACAGTGCATCTAATACACTTATAAACACGCTTAGAACCTCTGCAATGAATGAGGGACTTCCTTATTCAAACATTGCACCGGTTTCAAAAAATGAAATATCAGAACGACCGAAAACAGTTGATATACTATTATGCACTGGCAGATTGAAGATAAACAAAAAGTGTAAAAATCTCATTTTATCTTTAAAATCGCTTGTATGGGATGAAAAAAATCCAAACATCCCAAAGGATGAAAACATAAACAACATTAACGACTATTGGGATAGTTTTTGTTACACATTTATCACACATAGCGATTATATTGAACTAAAAAGATAAAATTTTTATTCCAAAATGACAAAAAACATAAAATAAGGCTTATTTTATAAGCTTTGGAGCAGATGAATATAATCTAATTTGGAGGTGGACTGATAGAAAGTTATGTACAGGCATATTTGCAAAAATTAGGATATACCATAGATACGGAAGCGTTGAAATACATTGAATTAACTGATAAATGGTATACAAACACAGAAAGCAACTTTCACACTGCTTATACAATCAATAATGAAGAGTATGATCTAGAGCGTACCAACTTCGCAAAAAGATTATGTGCAGATGATGCGAATCTGATTGAGGTTGTGGAAGTAAATGCAAGCAAAAATGACGATGATAACAAGATTATTAACGACATCCTGAAAGCAAACAGATTTGAAAAGATGTACAGAAAGCAGATAGAGGAAATGTCCGCAAATGGTACAGTAGGCGCTTATATCCGCATTGAAAATGCAGATATTTACAAAGATGGTACTTACAGAGGCGGAAAAATCAAAATTGAATACTGCAATACTTTGAATATAGTTCCATTATCGGTTGTAAATGATGAGATTACAGAGGTCGCTTTCACAGGGCATTATGTGGAAGATACAAATGATATATACACAATCGTGTTATTTGAATTACAAGACGATACATACATTGCTACAAGCGTTTATCTTGATAAATATGGAAAAGAAATAAAAGAAAAGAAACAGGTTGTTAAACTTGGAAACGTTAAACCTTTTGCAATCATGAGGACCGCAGAAGTAAACAACCTGAAAATGACTGGATATGGCTTTCCGAAGTTATGGGGAGCAATTCCAAATTTAAAAATACTTGATTTGACAATGACGATGTGGAAAAGGGACTTGGAAAAATCTGATAAAATCATACTGATAAATGACAAATTGTGTAAAATGGTAGATGGAAAACCTGTACCGCCAAACAAACAGATGAAAAAGGTGTTTGTGCAAGTTGGGGCGGATAAATTGCCACAACAAGACACGCTTTATCAAGAATATAATCCAACTGTACGTATTGATGATGTGAAAAATTCGCTGGAAACTGCATTATCGCTTCTATCCATGATTTATGGGTTTGGAACGAAGAAATATTCATTCGAAAATGGGAGAATAGTGACCGCTACTGAATATGTGGGAGAGCGACAGGATGCAATGCAAGAAATTAATAAGCAACGTGCTGAAAGCGTTGAATATATTACCGGCATAGTGAAAGCTATTGCTTATTTCTACGAGCAGACACAAGACACAAAACTGAATGTCGATGAAGTTATGGTAGACTTTGACGATAGCTACATAGAGGACAGAAGCGCGGTTGCTGAAAGCATGAGAAATGATGCGTTGTCTTTCGGTATTCCTGAATTACAGGTATGGTATTTCATGAAAAAATACAATCTATCAGAAGATGAAGCAAAGAAACTGATAAATCAAATGCCTTCAAATGACGAAGGAGATGAGGGCGATGAATAATGGATGAACAGGAAAAGCAAGAGGAACAGTGCCAAACTTCCATAGACATAGCTAGAGCGTTTGAAATGAGCATTTTCCTTATGATGCTTGGCAAGATAAGAAAAGTCCTTTCAGATGGCTCAAAAAGAGCGAAAGCAACCGCATTACATGAAATTAGAAAGTATGTCAAGGAAGAAACAAAAGCCTTTCTCAAACAGGAAAAAGAAGCGGTTAGGCATGATTTAATGCTGGTTGGAGAAAGTGCCTATGACAATCTAGATAAACGCTCAAAAAAGCAAATTAAATGTAATACATTTGTTTCAAGTTACGCAAAAGATACAGATGATTATTTCAAAAAGTACATGAAAACGAGCGGAAATAATTACATTTTGGACAAAAACACTAATATTTACCAGTTTTTCAACAATTTTATTGAGCAAAATGTGAAAGATGTGGTAGATGGAAAAGTACCGATTGAAAAGGCAATATCGGATGCGGTGGACAAATTGGCACAAAATGGACTAAAAATTGTTGATTATGCATCCGGAAGAACTAGAAGTGTAGAAGTGTTTGTTAGACAACAGATGCTTTATGCCTCAAAAGAAAGTGTACAGGATTTAAGAATTGCAAATGCGAAAAAAGATGGCATTACGATATGGGAGTTTGATGCACATCCAAATGCTCGCCCAAGTCATCAGAAATGGCAAGGAAAACGATATGATACGACAGGAAAGTATTATCCAAAGTTAAACGATTTAACAAACGGAGAAGAAAAAGACTTCGGATGCAAGCACAGGGCATACCCTGTATACAACAAAGATGACCCTTATATGTTTACCAAAGAACAATTAGAGAACATTAATACAGAGCCATTTGAATGGAATGGAAAGACATATGATGGTTATGAAGCAACGCAGAAAATGCGAGCGCAAGAGAGAACAATCAGAGATTATAAAAAGCGAATAAAGATGAAAAAGGAGCAAGGAGTAGACACTACAAATGATGAATTTCTTCTAAAAAAACATAATGTCGAATATACATCATTTTGCAAAACATTCGGAACATACAGGAGGTCAAACAGGCTGAAAATATCGTAGAAAGTGATACTTTGTATCGCTTTTTTTTTGAAATAATATGATTAATCCAGTGGTGTAGGAATTGCACCTTAAATACATTCTAGGAGGTAAACATGAAAAACATTGAAAAAATCTTGCAAGACATGGGAATTGAACTGACGGAAGAGCAAACGAAAATACTCAATAAAGAAGTCGGGGAAAATTACAAAACAATTAGCGATTACAACATGCAAGTTGACAAATTGGCAACTGCAAACAAAACCGCAAAAGAAAATGAAGATGCATTGAAAGAGTTTAAAAATGAGCTCGCAAAGCTTGATGTAAAAGATATGGACGAGTTAAATAAGAAAATAAATACTTATGTGACTTCATTATCTAATCAAAAAGAAGACTATGAAAAGCAAATTAAAAAGCTTGAAATGAGTGCATTGCTGAAATCAAAAGCTGATGAATTTGGATGTGTTGATTTCGAACTGGCCAAAAGTCAATTAAACATTGATGAATTGCTGGAAAGCAAAGACCAGTCAAACGACATTGAAAAAGCATTTAATGCACTTAAAGAAAGCAAACCTATTCTTTTTAAAGAGATAGAAGAAAATCCCATTGACAAATCTGAAATTATTGGCGGTGCCGGAGAAGGCGGAGCAAATAATGACAAAGCATTAAGAGCGGTAATGGGATTAGAGTAGAAAGGAGATATTTAAATAGCGAATAATATTACATTATCAAAGAATTATGTATCATTGTTGGATGAAGTTTATAAAAAAGCTTCATTGACGAGCGTGTTGACATCAGATTCATCTTTGATTCGTATGGGTAATAACGCGAAAGAAATCGTTATTCCTAAAATGGAAATGGATGGATTGAAGAATTACACTAGAAATAGTGGATATACTGATGGGGATGTTAAATTAGACTGGGAAACAAGACAATTTAACTATGATCGTGGCATCAGATTCCATGTTGATTCAATGGACAACGAAGAAAGCATCGAATTAGCATTCGGGCGCTTAGGTGCACAGTTCCAGCGTACAAAAGTAGCGCCGGAAGCAGATGCATATACATTATCAACTTTGGCAACAAAAGCAACTGCAAATATTAGTGAATACACTTTAACAACAGGAGAGAATGTCTTGGATGCATTAAGAGCTGAACAGAATAAGATGGATGAAGATGAAGTGCCATCAGAAAGCCGTATCCTGTTTATCACACCTACATTATTACGGTTGGCCAAATCAGTAGACACTTATAAAAATATGGGTGTTTTAGATGAATTCGCACAAGTTATTTCAGTACCACAGAAACGTATGTATACATCAATTGAATTAATTGATGATGCACAGAATGATGCAGATAATAACATGAAGGGCGGTTACAAGAAAGATTCTTCTGCAACTGAATTATTATTCTTGATTGTTGAAAAATCTGCGGTTTTAAAATGGGATAAACATATTGCATCTAACATTATCACACCGGATGACAACCAAACAAGTGACGATTACTTGCAGAAATATCGTAAATACGGAATTGTTGATGTATTTGATAATAAATTAGCAGGAATTAGAGGCGCAAAAGCCCCCTTATAAGCGCCGATTCAGCAAGAGTCGGCAAAGCTAAGGTAGGAAAGGCGAAAGTAGGTGTTGAGTAATGGCATATTCAAAAAAAACTTGGGTAGATGATGAAGTCATCACGAAAGAAGCATTGAATAACATTGAAACAGGGATCGAAAATACAGAAAAAGCAATTCCATCAACTGCAACTAAAACCAAAGCAGGAACAGTAAAACAAGCTGCTATGGTAGCGGAAGCAGCGGGAGAAAATGTAACACAGGCAGAATTTAAAGCGTTATTGGATTCATTAAAAACATCCGGTATCATGGCATCTAGTTAATTTAAAAGGGGGTTGAGATATGAACAATTTAATTGATTGGGAGTATTACAACTCCCATTTTCCAAAAGTAAAAGAAGAACGATTTAACCAGCTATCATATCGTGCTGAAAGAATGGTGTTGAAGAAATTGAGTACAGACATTTTTGGAGAGCATGAGAACGATGTGAAAGACTGTATATGTTGTGTGATTAATGTACTTGATATCCATGAAAAATCAAATGGTATTACATCTACGAGCAATGATGGATATTCTGAATCTTACGCTAGTTCAACAACAGAAGAAAACAAACAGGCAATCACTGACATTATTTATGAATGGCTGGGAGATAGCGGATTGATAAAAAGCGGGTGGATAGCATTATGATATTCAATGATACAGTCACATTGATTAACCATTATTATGATGCTATCACGAGAGAGGACAGGTTCAATAAGACAATCCTAACCGATTGTATGTGGAGAAGGAAATCTCAAAAGAGCGTATCAAACAATCAAATACAGATAGCTGATTATATTTCTATCACAATACCATTCAGAGATGGATATGTACCGCCTAATGTATATCAGAAACTTCCAAACGACGAAAAGAAAAAATATTTCACATTGAATACTGAGAACAACATGGATATCGTTATTCTTGGCGAAGTAAATGAAGATGTATTTGACTATTCCTCATTGCAAGAGATTGAAAAAAAGTATGAATATCATACGATTGCTGGAGTTAGTGATAATACTTTGGTATACAATTTGAAACACTGGAAGGTAGATGCAAAATAAAAATCAAGATGAAATCCTTTCAACAGATATTGGCAGATAGAGGACTTGACGACCATGGAAAAGTACAGAGATACATCGATAGCGAAGTTATTCGTTTAATGTCTCCGTATACACCAAAAGATAGCGGTGCTGGTATCGACAGTGCCACACGATTAACAGATATCGGCAGTGGTAAAGTCATGCAAGGTGGGGAAAGTGCTCCATATATGAAGAAATGGTACTATACCCCAGCAAACTTTACAGGTGCTCCAATGAGAGGAACATACTGGTTTGAACGAATGAAGCAGAATGGCGGTAAAAAAACCATCTTAAAAGGCGCAATAAGAGAAAGCGGTGCAAAGAAATGACGATTAATGAAAGCATTATTAAATGGCTATATGAATATGGGCAAATTGAAATTGATGAACGTATAGACACCGATTTATTACAGGCAAAAGCAAATGCCTATGCGGTGTCGAAAACGCCAACAACAATAAAAGAGGAATTTATTGATGGCAGTTCATTTAATACAGAATATTACACTTTCTTTATGCGAAAGAAATCGCAGTTTGAACTGGACAGAAAAGGAAACAATGCTTTCCTTGAAGAACTAACAGACTGGGTAGAAGAGAGAAACGCGGATGGCAATATTCCAAAACTAGATAATAATAGATTTTGTGAAAGCATATCCATCTCAAGCGGATTTTATCTCTTCGAAACGGAAGAAAGTGAAAGTGTATATCAATTAACTTTTGAAATCATATACAGAAAGGAGAAAGCTAATAGAGAATAAAGAAAAAGCAGTAGCGGTACGTTCTACAACAGGCACAGAAGTTCAGGTAGGGCAGACAGTCAAAAAGTACATGATTGGTTTGTTCTTACAGATGGAAGAAGCTTATAAACGTATCAAAAAATCAACAACGCTGGAATTAAGTGTTGAGGCAGAAACGGACACACAGGATTTCATCGCTGATATGTCTCCGACAGAAATGCTTAAAAATTACAAAGTATCTATCGCTCAAGATCTAACGATGATTAAGGGAGAAGAGGACTTCGAGTATGTTTGGGAGCATTTTTTCAACGATGTACCGGTTAATAAAGAAGTAAACGTAAAATGTATGGTTGCATTTATGTTCGATGGAGATAAAACCGCCGGATATAAAGCATGGGAAACAGATGCTAAGCTGATGTTTGAAAGCCTTAATGGAAACGACTCAAAAATCAACTTTACAATAAATTTTGGCGGTAATATCAGAAAAGGACTTGCTAAAAATGCAGACAGTCAAATCACATTTGAAAAACAAGGAGCGTAAAAAATGGCAAAAATTACAATCAATTCAAAAACTTATGAATTAAAAAAGAAAACAATGCAGATTGCGAAAAAGATCGAAGAAATGTTCAGTGCTCAATCTTTAATTGAACAGTATGAAAAGCAGTTTGAATTTGTTGAACTGATTTTGAAAGAAGAAGAAATCGTTGAAATTTTTGGTTCAAACAACATTGATGATATTGACCTTGATGAATTAACTCTAGTATGTAATATGGCAAATGATTCCTACAAAGAAAAAATTAACGAGCAACAGAAAAGAAGCGCTGAAAAATTATCCAACAACAGAGCCATTGATAAAATCATCGAAGCTGGAAAATCACTAGAAAACATCAATAAATTACAGAACAAATGATAGATTTAAGAGAAAAAGGCTTACCTAATGCCATCAAACCGGCAGATGGCAAGCCTATTTTATTAAATACAGATTTCAGGCTTTGGATAAGGTTCTATGATGATGTACAAAATGATGATATTGACAGAGATATATCTTATTTGTTTGTATATGAACCACCTGTAATTGATAATTTTATTTTTCAACAGTTACTTCAATTTCTTTACAACCCATCAAGCACTCCGAATGCAAGTCCTAATAACGATAAAGTATTAGACTATGTGCAAGATGGGGAATATATTTTTTCTGCGTTATATGCAACGTATGGCATTGATATAACAGAAATAGACATGCACTGGCATAAGTTCAAAGCCTTATGCGATAACGTGATTGGAGAAGGAACGTTATGGGGATATGCTAAGTCTATGAGGGGATATCGAAAACCATCGAAAAATGATACTTATGAAAAACAATGCGCAAGAGCACGAGAGGAATGGTCATTCCCGATTAAATTAACAAAAGAAGAACAAAAATTAAAAGAAGAATTCGATGATTACTTCGGATAGGGGGTGTAATATGAATAGCTGATGGAACATTACTTTTTGAAACCAAGCTAGACACCAAGGGATTACAAACAGGATTAAAAGCAGTGGATGGCGGTTTGAAGAAAATGCAAAAGACCGCTCTTGTCGGACTTGGTGCAATTACGACCGGTCTTGCTGGTGCTGGTCTTGCTGGTGTTAAATTCAACGCTCAAATCGAACAATATACCGCTACATTTGCGACTTTTACAGGTTCAGTAGATGAAGCTAACAAGACTATCGAACGATTGAAAACATTAGGAGCAAGTACACCTTTTGAATTCACAGAATTAGCAGATACTACATCATTATTAATGGCTTACGGATTCAGTGCTGATGAAGCGGTTAATAGTTTAACAATGCTTGGGGATGCGTCACAGGGTAATGCTGAAAAGCTTACATCAATAGCGACAGGTTTCGCACGAATGAAATCAAGCGGAAAAGTTACTCTTGAATATCTTAATTTAATGATTGAAAACGGATTTAACCCATTAAATCAAGTGGCAGAAGATACAGGAATGACAATGGCAGAAGTATACGATGCTATTTCTAATGGGGAAATAACATTTGATCAAGTTGAAAAAGCCATGAAAAAAATGACTTCAAAAGGTGGACAATACTTTGGATTGATGGAAAATCAGTCTAAAACCATGAATGGTATGCTTTCTACGTTGAGCGACACAGTCCAAATGAAACTAGGAGAAGCTTTTGAGGTTGTAAACGGAAAAATTGTAGAAATATTGCCTAATGTCATATCATTTATTGATAATTTAGATGTAAATGATGTGATAAATGGTTTAACTATGCTGATTGGTGTATTAGGCGGTGTATTTGCAATTTTAACAAGTATGCGCGGTGCTATTGCGTTGTTTAATATAATAACAACAGTGCAACAATTAGGCGGATTGAATGTAATGCTTATGAATTTATCATCTAATATAGGGGTGGTAATAGCAACCATAGCCCCTGTCGTTGGTATCATAGCTGGAATAATCGCTATTATTACCGCTGTAACACTCGCAATTAAACAATTATGGGAAACAAACGAGGGTTTCAGAAATGTTGTAATGACCGCAATAAAAGGCATTACAGACACGTTGAATAATGCCTATAATACAATTATCAAACCTGTATTAGACAATCTTGTTAAAATTTTATTAGATGTTTGGAACAATGGAATTAAACCTTTATGGGATAATTGGGTAGCTTTTGTGGGCGCAATTATTTCAAGAATGGCTGATTTGTGGAACAATATAAAACCTATTGTAGACTGGTTTATAAGTGTTTTCGGCCCTGTATTATCGAACATCATTAATAGTGTAGCTAATGCGTTTGGCAGTGCAATTAGAACAATTATTAATGTAGCTGGCTCTTGGTTGAAAAACATCACATCTGTTGTAGATGGTATCATACGTATATTAAATGGAATTATTACATTCATAAAAGGGGTATTTACTGGAAATTGGAAGATGGCATGGCAAGGTGTAGTTGATATATTCGGCGGTATTTTTTCAACTCTTGGCGGTTTGGTATCTGCGCCTATAAATGCGGTAATTGGATTGATAAACGGAGCAATTGGTGCAATAAATTCTATTTCTGTTGATATTCCAAAATGGGTTCCAGTTTTTGGTGGTAAACATTTTGGGTTAAGCATTCCAAGAATTCCATATCTTGAAAAAGGTGGTGTCTTGAAAAAAGGACAAGTTGGATTATTAGAAGGAAATGGTGCAGAAGCCGTTGTGCCACTTGAAAAAAATAAAGCTTGGATTAGAGCGGTAACAAAAGATTTTGTAAGATTTATGCCACAAGTTCAAAAAGGCAACACGACACAGGTAAACAATTTCTATCAAAAGGTAGAAACACCTGATGAATACGCAAAAGCTATGCGATTGCAGAATAAATACGGATTGGCGGGTGTATAGAATAGACAATCAAGTAAAAGTACGAATGATTAGAGATGATGGGAGAGAATTCATCATCGACAATCAAACTTGGAAAATACCAAGTGATGGATTAGAGGGATGGGATAGCCTATCCCCTAATCTTGATGTAAAAAATAAAGTGTTTGGGTATGGTGCAGAATTTACAAATGATCATGCACAAATTGGTTCACAAGATAGAAGTGTGACTGCTATTTTAATAAATAAAAATTTAAGTGAAGTCATGCGTGATGTGGTTTTGTCATTTATCGGTGTTGATAGAACTTTCAAAGTTTATCTAACATATATGGGGCGTACTCGCTGGTGTGAAGGAAAAATTGCTGGTTATTCTCTTCCAACTGGAAAAATATATGATTATCTGAAATTTACATTTACAATAAGATGCCCACAACCATTTTTATTAAGCGAAGATGAATTTGGGCAGAATATCGCAGAGGTAATGCCTCGTTTTGGATTTCCTTATGTTTCTTTAATTGACAGAGGATTTATCTTTAGTGAATATAAATTCGCAAAAGAAGTAGTACTGGATAATTTTGGCGATGTAGAAACGTATGCGAAAATCGTTATAACTGCAAGCGGTAATGTGACAAACCCTGTTATAAAAAAAGATGATAAATTCATAAAAATAATTGATACATTGGCACAGGGGGATGTGGTTATAATTGACTTGACGGGTAGAAAGCCAATCGTGGAAAAGAATGGTATTAACATCATAGGAAGAACGGACAAACAATCTTCTTTCAAAGATATGGCATTTGCGATAGGAAATAATACGATATCATTTGATGCGGATTATGGCTCTAACCTTATGGATGTAACAATCTACTATAATCAACGATATGGGGGTATCTAAATGGAGTTCATGGCACTTGATAACAATTTTAATTTGCTTGACATTTTAGCGCCTTCAAATATTCAATGGAACAGGAAATATTACACTGTTGGGGATTATGAAATTGAAATACCGATGATTGATTATGATTCAAACATGAAGTATATATACTGTCCACAACGTCCTGAAGTTGGAATGATTCAAAAGGTTGCGAATTCTCAAAAGAATATACTTTTAAGCGGTTATTTCCTAGAAAGAAAAATGTTTGATAAGATTGTCTATCCAACATTCTATGGAAGAGGCGATATTTCTGATGTGTGTATACAGATGATTAATAAGTATAAAGAAGATATTCCAATTAATTCCATACAGAAAAGAGAAAGTGGCTCTAATGTTGATTTTCAAGCCACAGGAGACGAATTAGGGAGAAAGTTATACGAAGTCTTGCAGACACAGGAAATGAGTTATAAGGTAATGTATGACTATGTAAATGGTAAAATTAACCTAATGATTTACAAAGGCGATGATAAGACACAGGATAGCGGTGTTGATGACCCTGTAACATTTTCCACATCTTGGGATAACTTGAGTGATATAGAACTGAATGTTGACAATTCAAATTTCAAAAATTATTTTGTTGTAGCTGGTACAGGACAGGCAGATGAACGTATTACAGTAGATGTTGATTTATCAAATGGAACATACAAACAAAAACTATTTGTCGATGAAAGGAACACAAAATACAATCCTGATGAACAAACGCTTGATGAGTACAAGGCAGAGTTAAGACAGAAAGGTTTAGAAAAGGCTCTTGATTATGAAGTCATAGAGAATGTATCTTTCAAGGTTGACCCAACAAGCTATGAATATATGGTTGATTATGACTTGGGAACAAAAGTAGATACAGTCATAACAGAATTAAATATGGCTTTCGAAACGAGAATAACTGAAATCCACGAAGTCTTCAAAGATGGATTACATTCGATAGAGGTAGAGGTTGGAAATCCTGTTAAGAAAAAATTCCAAAATATCAGAATATAGAAAGGATGATGCAAATAGAATTAACTGCTTTTCCATACGACAGTGAAGTTATACGTTATGAAAGCGATGGAATGCCAGTTTATGACAGGGCGATTACATCGAAGGAATATAGAAATTTGTTTTTAAAATACTTCACAGAGGGAGTATTCCCAAACCCTAGCGATAATTTTCAAATCGTAGAAAACTCATCACAAGGAGCACTTGTTAAAAAAGGATATGCAAATGTAAGAGGGGTTTTAATCGAATTAAAACAAGATACCCCTATCACTTTTGAACAGGCGGATAGCTTGGATAGAATTGACAGGGTCGTGCTTCGTCATAATGACACAAAATCGGTAAGATATGCTGATGTTGTGATTTTAAAAGGAAGTCCTTCTAACAGTCCGCAAGCGCCTAATATTACAAGAGATGAAACGATATGGGATATCGTGTTAGCTGATGTAAGGATTAGAAAAAATTCGAGCAATGTGACACAGGCTCAAATCACAGACAGACGATTAGACAGTGAGTTATGTGGTATCGTTGCTGGTACCATTAAAGAGGTTGATACAACTACGTTATATAATCAAATCCAAAGCGATTTATCTCAATTCAAAGAAAATGAACAAGCTGAATTTTTGGAATGGTTCGAGAAAATAAAAGGGCAACTAGGAGAAGACCAAGCTGGAAATCTGCAATTACAGGTAAATGAATTAGATGCAAGAACCGACACTTTAGAAGAAGCAATGTATACAGGCGATATTATTCAAACAGGAAGCCAATATAGTGGTGGTGCGAGCGATTATGGTATTGAAGTCTTAAGAATAGAAGGTGCTTACCAACAAGACGGAATCCCAAGTCCTGAACTACCAATAGAGCCAAAATTCTTTCATGCTACAAATTTTTACACATCTGGAAAAAATATATTTGATGGTCAATTAGAATTAGGTTCAATCGACAATTTGACAGGAGAATTATCTAGTGACAATAAATGTTTAAGGTCTAAAAATTTTATAAGAGTTATTCAAAATTCTACAGTTACATTATCAAATGATTTAGGTTACGCTTGTTACATTTATGAATATGACAGTAATAAAGGCTTTATAAAATATACATCTAAATCAGAAACAAACACATTAAAACTTAGCGATTCAACAAATTTCATAAAATTTAGAAGTGTTTCAGGACAAACACAGAATAATTTAAACGTTAAATATCAATTAGAAACAAGTTATTCAAAAAGCGAATATACACCTTTCAAAGGTTCATCATCAACACCAGTTGATATCGAATTAAGAGCACTTCCAAATGGTGTAAAAGACACGTATGAAAATGGTCTGATTACAAGAAGAGTTGGAGTTGCTACGTTTGATGGAAGTGATGATGAACCTTGGGTAACAGGTGGCATGATAAGTGATGGTGTTCATGGATATTACATCTCAATTCCTACAATTATAGGGAATTCTGATGGTGATATTTCAAATGATATGATTTGTAACAGATATATTCAGACATCTATAAATAATGCATTGGCTAAGTTCGGGTACTTTAGAAGAGGTGGAGGTGGACAAAATAAAGCAACTTACTTTTACAATGATATTTCATCACTTGCAGATTGGAAAAATAATTTAAAATCAAACCCAATCACTGTATGGTACGAACTCGCAACGCCAACCACAGAACAATATCAAATACCTGTACTCCCTTCATATTATCCTTTCACAAACGCTTGGTGTGATTCAGAGTTAGAAACAAATGTCACATGGAACGTATTAACCGGAAAAAGTGCTATTTTAGACGGACAAGGTAATTTGATAAAAAAAGGATATATAACACCAAACGACAATCTATTAACAAACAGTGATTTTAAAAGTGGGATTATCAATCAAAAAGGGCAGAAGCAGTATGGGGAAAAATCGACATGGAATTATGGAATCGATATGTGGAAAATTATTAATTGTGGAATAAATGTTGAAGCTAGTGATATTAATGTTTATTCAACAAAAGAAGGTTACATGTCGCAAAATGTAGATGGTGGACTTACAGAAAGCGAATATACTGTAGCTGTTTATGTTAGTTTGCTAAATCAAGGAAAAGCCTATGTATATTTAGAAGGAACTGGAAAAGTTGATGAATATGAAATAAATAAAACTGGATTGCGTATTTATACTTTTAAAAGCGTAACAAAAGGCGTTGGATTGTCTTTTAGGTTTTCTGGGTTTAATGGGAATATTGATTATGTAAAACTTGAAAAAGGTTCACGATTTACGGGAATGAAACCATGGAACAAAGGGATAGAATTTGCGAAATGTATAAACAAATATAGATTTGAATTAAATAATTATTATCCTATATATGAAATAACAGGAAACAAAGCAATTATTCCAATAAATCATAATGGAATGGATAAAAAACCTAGTGTAATTGTTGACGGAGGGTTCTGTAAAGGTGCTGATGGTTTAACAGCAACATTTACAAGTTATAAAGTTGTAGAAAATAAAGATAATTCTACAACAGTTGAAGTAACTTTTAATAAAAATATACAAGGAACTTCTGCATGCCTTAATGTGATTATAGATTCTTATGACTATTAGGAGGTGCTACAATGAATGATGAAATTATTATTTATGTAAAACGTGATGCAAATGGTTCAATTACCGCAATTAAATCAAATATTTTTCTTGATGATACTTTTGAATGGGAAGAAATAGACCAATACCACGAAATCATGCTATTAAGCGAAGAACAAAAAGATATGCGATACATTTACGTTCATGCAGACAATGGCGAGTATGTTCAATTACTGCATGGAAAACCATTATATGACGAATTGGGAAGACCAAACTTCCATGACAGATTCATAGAATGGACAGAAGAAGAAAAAGCAGAAAAATATCCACCTGCAAAACCTCAACCAACTGAACAGGATTTAATCAACGCAGATATTTATTTGCAGTTGGCACAATTGCAGATGAACAATATAAATACTATGTCGATTATGGTATTATCAAAAAGTCCAAGATATGACCTATTGAAGCAATACTACGATATGGGTATCTACGATAATGAAAGCATGAAAGTGTTCGTGTCTTGTGGTTGGATTTCATCAGAAGAATATGAACAAATCACATCTCGCAAATATCAAGCAGATATGTTATAATTTTACAAAAGGAACGTGATGGAATAGAATATATAGCATTATTAGTTAGTATATGTGCAGTAGTTGTTCCGTTTATTTTTTCAATTTTAAATTATCGAAGAGCAACAAAAAAGCAAGAAAGCGATGAAACTTCTAACATGGTATCACTAAAAGCAGACTTGAAATACATGAGTAAACAGCTTAGTGACATTTCATCAAAGCTTGAAAAGTTAGAAGAAAGTGTAAGCACTGTAAATGAAAGAATCGTAAAAAACGAAACAAATATTGAAACGCTGTACAAGAAATACGATGAATTGAAAAAGAGAATTGAGAGGTTAGAAAATGCAGGATAAAATTAATGAAATTAAGAACAATGTTAAAGATTTGACAAAAGAAACCGAATCGCTTTACAAGTTGGCCATTGACACAATGGAAAAAAACTACAAGCGTGAAAGATTCACAGTAAAATGCCTTTTAGGTATTATTGCGGTATTGCTTGCGATAAATGGCTTTCTAGCATATCAGTTTGCGACTACTACAGTTGTTGAAACAGAAGAATGGACACAAGAGGGAGATTACAACATGTACAATAAAGATGGTTCTACAATGACGAATGGAGAGTTGCCAAATAGCAAGACAGACGAGAAAGGTAACTAGACGTAGAGTTAAAGTGCGTGAAGTTGGTGTGTGTTCAAAATGTCGTAGGTTCATGTCTATGGGAAAGAAAAAGAAGAAATGAACGCGGATATCTTGAAAAATATAAACACACATCAAGCGTTATTATTGATTAAAGCAACAGGCTTAAGAAAAAAATATGAAGAAATACTGATTATGCGATACGTTGACGATTTATCATGTAATGATATCGCAGACATCAAACACATTGAGGTTGAAAGTGCAAGAAATCTAGTATGGAAAGCACGCAAACAATTTGATAAATACACAGAGGGTTAATTCCCTCTTTTTTTTATGCTTTTTTTGATGATTTTTACGTTATAAACCGAAGATTAGCAAAACCTCTTGAAAGCTATAAAATCAAGGTATAAAGAGGTGGTATTCATGCGTGAAGAAATCATAGAAGCATTACAATATAAATTCCACATTTACCGAAGTTTAGCAGAGGAAATATTTGAAATTCACAAAGATAATATAGATATTTTGTTGATAAAAATGGGGGTGCAATAAATGTATTACAATCCAATGCAAGCAAGAGCAGATAGTCTAATGCAACAAAGACAAATGATAGATAGCCAGCTTCAACAATTACAACAGTTTTCAAATGTACCGCCAATAAACATAAACAATCAAATAACTCCACAACCACAATCCAACTTCGATTTTAACGGAAAATGGGTATCAGACGAAAGCGAGGCAAAAGGTATATCTAATAATAATTTACCTTTGATTTTGTTTGATAAAAACAGCCCTATATTTTACATGAAAAATCTTGATGGAAGTTTTAAAAAATTCAAGTTTATGGAAGTTGTTGAAACGCAAGAAGAAGATAGAATTACCGCATTAGAAAACAAATTTAACGCTTTTCTAGAGCAATTCTCACAAGTTAATACACCTAAACAAGAAAGTGTAGAAAAAGCTAAAAAGGGGGCGAACAAAAATGAGTAATCCTTTGTTTAATATGATGAACCCTAATCCCATGAACCTTGTAAAAGGGATGATGAACGGAAATCCACAAGACATGTTGATGAACATGTTGAAACAACAGAACCCGCAAGGGTATCAACAACTACAACAACTAATGAATAGCGGACAAGACCCTAACAAATTATTAGAACAAATGATGGGGAATTTAAACCCTCAACAGAAAGCGCAGATTCAACAAATGGCTAAACAATTTGGAATTGGATAACAATGTCGTGAGACATAGTTATAGATTGCTAGAAAGGAGGAATAGTTAATAGATGGAACTAGCATGATGGGAATTCAGCCAACATACGATTTGGCAGACAGAAATGACGGATTCGGAATGGGAGGCTCTTGGGCTTGGATAATCTTAATTCTGTTATTAGGTGGTCGTGGCTTCGGCTGGGGCGGAAATGAAGGAGTACAGGACAATTTTATTTCTAATGAATTTATCAAACGTGATATTTTCAACACTAATCAGAATGTAAGTGCACAGGGATGTTCAGGTCGTGAAGCCACTTTAGAGGCACAGTATCAGACATTGCTTGGATTTAAAGACCAGCTATATGCTCAGCAACAGTGTTGTTGTGAAACTAACCGCAATATTGATGCGGTACGTTCTGAAAACTTCAAGAACACTTGCGATATTACAACTGCAATTCATGCAGAAGGCGAAGCAACTCGTGCATTGATTCAGGCAAACACTGTACAGGATTTGCGTGACAGATTAGCAGACCGAGACAGAGAACTAATGACCGCTAACTTCCAGTTAAGTCAGCAAGCACAATCTGCAAATATCGTAGACCAGTTAAGACCATGCCCAAAACCAGCATATTTGACATGCTCTCCATATTTCGCTTATAACAATAGTTTCGGCGGATGTGGTGGATGCGGAAACAACTTCAACGTTTAAGCATAGCGCATTTACGCATAAGTGCTATTCTTGGTAGGCTTATGCCTACCTTTTTTCATACAGGAGGTAACACATGGAAAAAGAAAATAAAAAGCGCCATGATGAACCAAAACCGCAAGAAACCGCGGTATTTAATGTAAATTATCAAAATTTTATAGAAGGAGTGAATGATATGATTAATAGTGTAAATGTACCGGTACAAACAGTATTGCAAAATTCAACGATTTTATTTGGATCAGACAAATTTAGAAGTTGCAGATGCGGATGCGAGTGCGGAGGATGGTTATTTCATGATTTAGGAAGTGGACAGTTTATACTAACAAACAATAGATGTGATTGTGCAGTTTTTGAAATTCTATTCAATGCAAACGTAACGAGTGCAACGACAGGAGCATTGCCATTTGTTATCCAATCAAACGGAGAAGTTATTGGTGGTACTGAAATGGATTATACAGTCGCAACCGCTAATACTTATGGAAATATATCATCCAGCACATTGGTAAAAGTACCGGCAAGAGCAAGCATCACAATTACAGTTAAGAACATTTCATCATTGATTGCTCTTGTCAAGGATGCAAATATCATCATTAAAAAGATTGCATAACCATGCGTGATATAGACTGGTTGTTTCTTGTATTAACATTATTCAATACCAATATAGGCTTGAATAACCAAGAAAAGAATAGAGAACAACATCAACATTTAGACGAAATTAATGCAAAGCTAGACAAGATACTTGAGGCAATGAACCATGAATAATTATTCAATGCTGGATATTGTCGCAATCGTCTCCTTTGTCTTGCAGCTACAAAATAATGATGAATTGCAAAAGCAGACATCAAATGATGAAATTTTTAAAAAGTTGCATGATGATGTGATGATGGTTTTAGAAGATAATCGTGAATTATGTACAGAAATAATAGAGCAAAATAAACAAATAATTCAAATGTTGGGAGGTGTAGACAATGCACAAGGTAATTGAAACAAGTGAAAGACTTATTGATGAAGCATTAAGAGGACTTTCAAAAGGATATAATCAGCTTGATTTAGATGTTCTTGGGAAAGCAGTAGACATCTTGAAAGATGCGGAAACAATCGAAGCTATGAAAGGCAATTATCAAGTTGAGTTAAAGGATGGAAAAGTTTATTCAGAAAAAAAGAATGATGATATCGAATATACGCAAATTGATGATAACATCGCTAGAATGGATAAGCATTTCAAAAAATATTGCGAGTATAAAAAAGAATATCAAGAGAAGAGAGAAGAAGTTTATAGAGAAAAATGCATTCATGAATTAGACAAATTTTTGAAATCCATGAAAGATATTCTTGAAGAATTGAAAACATCAAGTGATTTTCAGGCAGAAAGAGATATGATCAAGAACAATTTAAGAGAAATGTTTAACATGTACTAACCGCAGAAATGCGGTTTTTTATTTATGATACAGTGTATCTTTGCAAAAGATGTATGGTAAAAGAAAGGAGGTATATGGCATGGAAGAAAAAGTTATCAAAGTAGAAGAAACAGGCATCACAACCGGTACTATTGCTAGAACTGTATGCCTTGCGTTGGCTCTTATCAATCAAGTGTTGGCTATGTTTGGACATGGTACATTAGATATTGCCGATGATATGGTATACCAGTTAGTTACCATCTTATTTACGATTGGGACCGCAGTAATTGCATGGTGGAAAAACAACTCTTTTACAAGAGAAGCGCAAGCAACCGATAATGTAATGAAAAAGCTAAAAAAGGAGGAATAATATATGATTTCTGCGCAGGAATTTATTAATCAAACAATTGGAAAAAAGAAAGATATGGATGGAGCGTATGGCTCTCAATGCTGGGATTATTTTGCTTATTTTGAAAGTTTAGCTGGATATGCACGTACAAATTGTACGCAGACAGGATATGTAGCAGATATTTGGAATTATCGTAAAAGCAATGGAGTATTGAAGAACTTTAAAGAAGTTTCCAAGAGTTCATTGCAGAAAGGCGATTGGATTATTTGGACAAAATCTCCTTATGGAAGTTATTCACATATCGCAATGTTCGTTGAATATGCTGGAAATAATAAAGTTAAGGTAATCAGTCAAAATCAATCAAATACAATGGAAGCATGTTATGCTACATTGACAATGAATGGTATTGGCGGATGCCTAAGACCTAACTGTTATCCAACACAGTCAAAACCTAAACCATCTAAACCATCAACACCAAGCACTAAATATAAAGTTGGCGATACAGTTAATATCAATGGTATTTATGTATCAAAAGATTCAAAAGAAAAATTGAAACCTGCAGTTTCAAGCGGAAAAATTACAAAAATTTATGCAGGTGCAAACAATCCGTATTTAATCGGAGATGGTACTGGATTTGTAAATGATGCTTGCATTACAGGTAAAAAAGGAAGTACATCGTCAAAAACATTAAAAGTTGGTATGAAAGCAAAACCTAAAAAAGCAATTTCATATGACGGAGTTAAACTAGATTCGTTTGTTACAAAAAAATACTTCAAAGTTATTGAAGTAAAAGGAAAACGTGTTGCCCTTGGAGATGGATTGAATACTGCGTTTAATATTGACAATTTAACATACTAAAATAAAACCTACCTCATTTGGGGTAGGTTCTTTTTTTTATTTCAAAATATTATACAAATCATCAATAGTCATGTCTAATGTTTTAGCGATTTTATACGCATTTTCAACTCTCATATTACCAATAGAAGTTTTCTCTAATTTTAAATCTGAAATAGTAGCGTTTGGCACTCCGCTATCTTTCGAAAGACGAAATGCTGAAATATTTTTTTCTTTTAATAATTCTTCAAATGTCATTAGATGCACCCCTCTAATATTTCTCTTATTTCATCAAACATGGCATTTCTTTCCTCCTCATTACTTTCGAGTTCAATCATGTTTTCCAGCTTCATGACTTCATCAGGGTAGCAATCCCCATAGAAGTCCTTTTCAACTTCATTTTCTTCTGCGATTTCGTCAACGATGTCTCTTACTTTCATTTCTACTTCATAACGTGTTAATTTCATAATCTTTTACCTCTCTTTTGTCTATGTATAGGCGCTTTTAGGTAGCGCCTTGACCTTTTATAATGTGTTTAACAATTCAACTAATCCGTTTACATTTAAATGACTTTTTACAACACTTCCTTCTCTGTCATAAACTTCATACTCATCATTGTAAATACCAGCCATATTAAATGTGTAATAACCTTTTTCGCTTAATTTCTGTTCAACTTCTCTAAATTTCATTTTAATTACCTCTCTTTACCTTACACCTATATTATAACGGATTACCGTCATAATGTCAACACTTTTCTAACGATTTACCGAAATTTTTTATTTTTTTAGTGGAATACAAAAATGGAATAAATATATATTGAAAACATGCCTTTTTATTCCTCTAAAATACTAAATTAACCTATATTTATCGTTTGTTTACATTATATATATATTCCCCTCATCTGCTCCATGTATGATAAATAAAGGCTTATTTCACTGTGTGGTCTACAAATGGACTAAAAAATAAGCCTTTTTTTTATTTGCTTTTTGTGACATAATATCCTTGCGAGGTGGTAGTATGTCAGTATTTTTAGACGAAAAAACAGGGAAATGGTATTTCTATGGAAGATATCCAAAAGGTCATCCAAAAGCTGGAAGATGGTATAAAAAAAGAGGCTTCACAACTCCAAAAAGGGCAGAAAAGGCAGAAAAAGAATTCAGAGCGAATTGGCTTGACGAAAAAAACAATGTAATTCCCACAATCACATTTCAAGAACTGATAAAAGAGTTCATGGTTTATCAGCAAAAAAAAGTAAAAGAATCAACCATCAAAAGCGATAAACACATTTACAGAAAAATAAATGGGCGCATTGGACATATTCACTTAAGCAATTTAAGCAAAGAACTCTTACAGGAATACATTGACGAATTAGATCAAACGTATTCAAAGAACTACGTAGAACGCATTTACTATGCCATCCAAAAAGCCTTATCGTATGCAAAATTCAAGGGGTATATTCAAGCAAATTATATTAAACAGGTAGAAATATCCGCTCGAAAAGACGAAATAAAAAAAGACATAGAATACTGGGAACTTGATGAATTTGAAACATTTATAAATAGTGTGGATGAAATTCAATGGAAAACCATCTTCATCGTATTCTACTGGATGGGCATAAGAAGAGGGGAACTCATGGGGTTATCTCCTTCCGATATAGATATGAAAGAGAAAACCATGAGAATACATTACCAGTATAGTGTAAAAACACTTAAAAGGACCACACCGAAGTCAAAAAACAGTATACGTACAATCACGATGCCCGATGAAGTCGTGAAACAACTCGAAATATATATCGCAAGATTAAAGGCTTTCGGCACTTATGACGAAACAAGTACATCACTGTATTTGTTTGGCGGTGTACTTCCAATATCTGCCACAACATTTGACAGAAGGCTAAAATACTACATCAATCAAGTCAACAAAAACGAACAACTCATAACTCCTATAACTCTTCATGGGTTCAGACACTCCCACGCCTCTTATTTAATAAACAACATGAAAGACAACTACTCTATATATGACATTGCTAAAAGGCTGGGCGATACAGTAAATACAATACTTTCCACGTATGCCCACTGGTTCAAAGGTGCGGATAGGAAAATGGTTGACATGATAAATAATATACAGGGAAAAGAAAAACCTGTTAGACAGGCTAAAAACGAGGACTATGAGCGTTTAAAAATGTTAAAAGAGTTGTATGATACAGGAATATTAACTGATGATGAATTTACTGCTAAGAAAAAGCAAATATTGAACATATAAAAAGCCACATAACGTGGCTTTTACATTTTATAAATATATTTCCCTTTTTCTGAATTTATATCTCTAATTGATTTTATTGCTATGTTTTTATTCATATTTCCAAAATTAATTAAATAATCCTTAGTTCTTAATTTTATACTGTTTATTTCTCCGTTTAATAAATAGCAAATCTCTCCGTGACTTTCATATGATTTTCCATCGTTTGATATTTCAAAAAATAATGTAAAAGGTGTCTTTTTTCTTCGCCCTGTTTTTGTTAGTGGGCCAAAATGCAATGTAACATAATCGTAATCAGATTTATCGAAATTCAATTTATTAATATTTATTAATGGTATATTTATTCCCAGATTATTGCTTGCCATATTTATTATATCATTAATACATACTATGTCTTTTATAATCTTATTTCTGTATTCTTGAGAAATAAAATATGAATTATTCATTTGATCGTGTGACTTCATTTTTTTAATATCAAAAAAATATTCATCATTATCTTGCTCTTTTAAAATGTTTATTTTCTTTTCTGCACATTCAATTAAAAAATTTAATTGACTTTCAAAAAATAGATAATTCTCTATATGGCTATTTATTATGTTTATAAAATTCTGTAATTCCTCTAATTTTTGACTTTTAATAAATTGTGAATAAAAATTATTTAAAGACTGTCCAACTTTAAAATTTAAATATGATATTTTATAATCACAATCATTCATATTGTCTACATCTATTTTATCGTCTATTTTAAACAAACTATGTATAGCACTACACCTGTCTAAATAACTTTCTAATGGCTCTCCTTTTTGCAATTCCATCAAATTATTAGTATAATCGCTTTTCATCATAAAATCTTTATCTTTCAAAACGAAATATAGATAACACTTTTTACATAATGTTTTTCTTGAAAAAACACCGGTAGATTTTCCGCAAATTGCACATTTCCCCATTTTTATCACTTCCTTACATTTTGATTATCTCATAAATGCACTTATTTTCAATACTGAATATCAAATATCAGTATTTTATACCATTTATATAAAAATAGTTATATAATCAAAGTACAGCCGACTGATAACAAGAGATATCTCTAATTGTGGAGGTAAATTATGACAGAAGAAGAGTTTAAACAAAAAATCACAACAATGTTATCACGCATTCATTCAACTAAAATATTAAAACGTATATATGATTACGTTATGCACTACTATCTTAAATGAAAAAAAAACGAGGTTATTCCTCGCTTTTTTTTTGGACCTTTTCGACAAAAGCTTTCAAGAAAGCCATAATTGCTTTTCTGCTTTCATCAGGCATTTCGAGATATGTTTCTATCAATAATTTATCATCATTGTTTAATTTAAATTCTTCCACAACTTCATCAATGATCGTTTCAGGAAAAGCATTAAACATATCCCCCGTTCCTTCTGTTAGCCAAAAATAATTAACATTGAATACACTACATATCAATCGTATTGTGGTTTCTGATATTTTTGAGCCACGCTCATAACCAGCAATAGAATCTCTTGTTGTGCCTATCTTATTACCGAATTGTGTTTGTGTTAAATTCAATGTTTTTCTTAATTCTTTAATTCTTTTTTGCATATTCCACTCCTTTCGAAAAAATTATAGCATAAAGAAAATGTGTATGCAAACACAAAAATATTAAAATGAATGTTGACATAAACACATTTTATGATTTATAATGTGTATGCAAACACAGATGGAGATGATATTGATGAGTATAAGATTATATCAGATAAACTTATGATTTTAAGATGTGATAAAGAAAAAGCAAAAGGAAATTACAAAAAACATAATATTTCTGTTTGTGATGAATGGAAAAATGATTTTGAAACATTTAAAAAATGGGCATTAGATAATGGATACAAAGAAGATTTACTAATTGATAGAATAAATACATTTGGTAATTATGAACCGAGTAATTGCAGATGGATAACTAAAAAAGAAAACTCAAGAAACAGAACAGATACAGTGTTTGTAATGTATAAAGGAGAATTGCATAAATTATGCGAGTTATGTGATAAGCACAATATTAAATTAAGCGTTGTATATTCAAGAATTAGAAGTGGTTGGGAAATAGAAAAAGCATTGACTACACCTATAAGGTATCGTGCTTCTCCTAAATCAAAAGGGAAAAATTATGGAAATTATACATTAACAAATAACAGATTGCCAAACAGTTTAACTTATCAAGAAATGTTAATGCATAAACAAAATAAATAATCAGCCGAAACCTAGAGCCTTATGGCTCGATGGTCTGCTAGGAATTGCCCCCTAGCACTGATGATGGTAGGCAAAAGAAAGGAAGTGATTATATGACAGGAGAGGAATACAAAAACAATTTATCAGAGATTATGTCATTAGCTGAATTAGTGGTAGAAATCAAAAAAGAACACCCTGAATTTAGCGAAAGACTAATCGGCTTTAGACTTGGTTATGAGTTCGCAACAAAATGCCGAACTCCATCATGATTTTTAAAAAATGCCATGTAAGAAAGGAGAGATAAAAAATGAACGAATTACAGGTATTTGATTTTAACAACTCAAAAGTAAGAACATTTGAAAAAAATAGCGAGGTTTGGTTTTGCTTGAAAGATGTATGTGAAATCTTAGGTCTTGAACAGGTATCAAGAGTAAAAAGCAGACTAAAAAAAGAGGGGGTTACTACTAGTAAGGTAGGGGTACAGACAGGAACAAAAGAAGATGGAACACCAGCTATTCAAAATGTATCAATGAATTTCATCAACGAAAGCAACCTATACAAAGTTATCTTTCAGTCAAGAAAACCACAGGCAGAGCAGTTTACTGAATGGGTCACAGGAGAAGTCCTTCCAGCAATCAGAAAAAAAGGAAGTTATGGATTACCACAAACCCCCGAAGAAAAAATTGATCTATTATTACAGGCTAGTTCAAACGCAAATAAGCGAGTTGAAGCAGTAGAGGAAAGAGTTACTCACTTGGAAGAAAATCGTTTCTTAAATCCAAATGAATACGGATATTTGAATACTCAAGTTTCATCAAGGATTAAAGATATCAAAAATATTCATCAATGGCAGTTGAACAGAAAGCAGAACAGTGAATTGTATCGTGCTATCGGACGAGAAATAAAGGAAATTACTGGTGTGAAATGTCGTTCACAAATTAGATACAAGGATTTTGACAAAGTAATCGACTTTGTAAAGGCATGGGAACCATCACAGGCTACAAAAGTTGTTATCAGTCAACTGTCAATGGAGATTTGACATGATAATTGAGTATAAGCCTTATCTCACAACAAGCGACATTGCCGAAATCATGGAAGTTGATAAGCGTTTGGCTCAAAAGTACATGCGAGAGTTAAACGACATGGAAATTGTTGAAGAAGATGAAAAAGGCAACAAGATAAAAATTCGATGGGGCGATTCACTAGAAAAAAAGTGGACACATCGAAATGTCGTTAAAACTGAATTATTTTTAAAAAGATTTAAAGGTGCGAAAAACTGTTTTGCACGAAAAAAAGGCACTTCCGAAGCTACCAACTGAAAGAAGTGCCAAACCTAATCGGCATATATAAGCCGTTTACATTATAACACAAAGATAATCGTTCTGTCATGCGTAGGTATTTGGTAAAAGTCATATTATGTTCTCCTCACTTAACTTACAACCTAAAAACCAAGTGCCTACACACGACAGGGCGATTACAGAAAGGAAGAAAATAAAATGAAAGAAATTACAGTAAATGAATTAAACAATCTATATACAGAATTAAATGGAGTTTGTTTTCCAGTGAATGATGGAGAAGTAAGAGCAGAGGCTGAAAATGATTGACCGAAGAAGTCCGGATTATGACCCCGAAGAAAATCATCTATCCGATGATGAACTAGCTGATTTAAAAGCAGATTACATAGAAGAAGAATGGAGAGAAAGGAGATTGGAAAATGACTAGAAATCAAGATATTGCTATGTCTATTATATACAGAAAGAAAGATAATGACAAAGTCAGTGTTTATATAAGTGCTTGCGACTGGTTGAGTGTCTATTTATGGAAAAAAGATAAAATCGTTAAAACGATAGAAATACCATCATTTTTAAGCGATGTCGAAGCGGTTAAATTATACGATGAAGTAATTGAATTCATGAATCAAAATGAAGTCATTGAAAACCTAGATTTTCAACAGGAAAAGGAAGAAGAAATGCTCACATCTGCAGAAAGAGATATGAAAGCAATAGAAGAGGTGTTCTAATATGGAAAAATACGACTTTGGAGAGAAAAAAGAAGAGATGGGGATGCCTGTATGGCAAAGTCCTAAATATTTGCAATCCAAAGAAAAAGCAATTGAAATGATTGAAAGTGAGCAATACAAGGGTATTATCAAACCAAGCGACTTTTGGATTTTGATGAACAAATCAAAAAATAACAAAATGATTTATAGCGGTCTTATCATCAGTCATAATGGTTGTTTAAAAATCAATGATACACTTCCAAAAGAACAGAAATTCAATCCACAATGTTTTTCAATTGTTGAAGATAATTACAGAAATGGATTGTTAGCAATGTATGTAGATGATGAGTTGGTAGAGTTTGGAGAGGTAACTCCTTCAAACTGTAAAAACGATTACCCTTATGCAATGTTATTGAAGCGAACATTTGACAGGGTTGTGTTGAAAAAGTCAAAACTTGCATATTATGGAGTTTATTCAGATTCAGAAGCTGATGAATTCAAAGAACCAATAAATGATGATGAAACATCAAAATTAAGTATTGAATATACCAAATTAAGAACACAGTTAAATGAATTGGGTTGTAATTTCAGAGATGAAAAAATCAATGAATGGATATGCCAAAAAGCTAAAATATCGACACAAAACCTAACCGATTTATCAAATGAAGATTTGAAAAAACTATGCAAAGTTTACAAGAGTATGATTGCCAAGAAAAAGGAAGAAGAAACAAATAAAAACAATGAAAGGATAATTCAAGAAGCTGGTGGTTTCTAATGCCGAAACTAACAAAATCGAATGGTAAATACACCATTGATAAAATCCATTTATCACAGGCAAATGAGATGTACTTGGAGTGTGGAGAGAGCCTTGAAGTCGATGTGAAAGTTGTCGATAAAAGGCACATCACAGACCAGCAGAGAAAGTTTATTTTCGCTCTTTGCAACGAGATTTCATACTACACAGGCGATGATAGAGAGTATATCAGACTTTTGATGCAACAATACAATGCGAATCTCCGAGAAATCGAAGTAGAAAGCCTTTCGACTTGTAGTATGACATACGCAAATAACTTGATTGATACAATCATAAATTTCTGTATTGATAAAGAAATACCATTTGCAAAGGAACTTCTTGAAGAAAACAAATATACATTTGATGAAAAGCAAACTTACGCAATGGCTTTGAAACGTGTTTGTGTAGTGTGTGGGCAACGAGCGGATATTCATCATGTAGATGCTATCGGTATGGGAAACAATCGTCAGAAAGTATCACATATAGGGAAAAGGGCACTTCCTCTATGTCGAACACATCATACATATTGCCATGCAATCGGAGATGGTGCATTTATCGAGAAATATCATTTAACTCCGTTTACCGTTGATAAAAAAATGGAAATATTCATCAAAAAAGGAAAATTAAGAATTTATGATTAGAGGTGGATTTAATAATACATAAATTTACGATACAGGGAAGATTGGATGGACTAAATGACTATATCAAGGCTTGTCGTTCTAACAAATACGCTGGCAACACGATGAAACACAAAAATCAAGGATATGTCGAAATGGGCATCATACAGGCTTGTGCAGAGGGAAAACTTAAAAAGATATGTAAATACCCTGTTAAGTTGAAAATAACGTGGCATGAGCCTAATTCTAAGCGAGATATAGATAATATCGTATTTGCAACCAAATTCATACAAGATGCACTTGTAAATCGTGGAATGCTGGAAAATGACGGACAAAAGCAGATAAGCGGTATCATTCACGAAGTATTGACAGACAAGAAACACCCAAGGATAGAGGTAGAAATAATAGAGGAGTGATTTTAATAAAAAATGAGAACTATATCGTTATACAAGGCTGGATGGTTAATGAATTAGGTTTAAAAGGTAATGAGTTGCTGATTTATGCCATCATTTATGGATTTTCACAAGACGAAAACCAAAGTTATACCGGTGGACTTCAATATTTATGTAACTGGTTAAACTCAACAAAGCAGACAGTTATAAACACTTTAAAAAGCCTACAAGATAAAAATTTGATTGAAAAATCAGAAAATATTATGAATGGGGTAAAGTTTTGTGAATACCGGTCAAAAAATTTTACTGGTGGTCAAAAATTTTTAATGGGGTGGTCAAAAAATTTGA